TTCGTGCTTGAGGTCAAGGGTGGGGCTATCTCTGTGCGAAGCGGCGAGTGGTACCAGAACGGATTGAAGCTGAAGAAAGACCCATTCACTCAGATTGGAAACGCAAAGCACCAGCTTGCTAAACGACTGAAGTCCGTAGGTCTCATTCTTGATTTGGACGCTGGGGATTACATTCAGTTTGTTTCTTCGGCCAACTCAACTACCACATCTTTAAGTCATTCTTCTGCTGGTGTTGGACCAGCGGTACCTGGAGTTATTGCTACATTAAGCCTAGTTGGAAAATGGAAGCCTCTTCCTCAACAACCTGTGTGGGTTATGTTTGAGGGCGGGGATCCAAACTTCCCTGTATGGATTGGAGCTATCTAATGGCCGAACGCGCTATATCTATGCCCTTCTCTTTTGACTCTTCTGGTGCGGTCTCCTACACCAGAGATATTAGAAAGATCTGGCAAGACAGAGTAGTCATGGTGATCATGACCAAACTTCGTGAGCGCATAATGCGTCCTGCTTTTGGTAGCGAAGTCCATGAGTTTATATTTGAGTCCGAGGAAACAGCGACCGCGGAGTTACAGGGAGCCATATCAGTAGCCTTTGCAAAGTGGTTACCTGCCCTACAACTGCTTGGGGTGGATGTATCTAAAGACCCACTAGATCAATATATTGTTGTTGATGTTCAATATAAGTACGATCCAAAGCTGGAAGGGCAGAGCGTTAAGATAAAAACCGCTATCCTTACTAGGTCTGGAGATACGATTCTGGAGGTTAATTCCTAATGGCTAACAATTACATCCCACAGGTGGACTACACCTCAAGAGACTACGACTCTATTCGTCAGGACATAATCAACCTAATCCCAGAGTATGCCCCAGAGTGGACCAACAGAGATCCAGCAGACTTCGGCATGACCATCCTTGAGTCTTTTGCCTACATTGGAGATCTTCTTAACTACTACATTGACCGCGCTGCGAATGAGTCTTTCATTACTACAGCCAGCCAGCGCGAAAGCGTTCTTCAGCTAGCTCGACTTTTATCCTACAGACCTACGGATACAACAGCATCAACTGTTACCTTGACATTCAAAAATTCTACCGCATCCCCCATAGTTGTTCCTGCCCTCACTCAAGTATCAACTACATCTGTAATTAGCGGTAACACAACACGAGTAGTGTTTGAAACTAATAGCGCTGTAACTGTTCCAGCAAAGGTTGGAGCTGTAGATGGGTCGGCTACTGTGGCTGCTACTCAAGGTGAGACTGTAGCGTCTGAACTTATTGGTACCTCAAACGGACGCGCAAATCAGGTGTACCAACTATCTCAAACCCCAGTTATTAATGGAAGCACAGACTTACTTGTTGGTGGTGTGGCATACACAGAAGTTCCATACATCATTGACTACCAAGGATATGATCCCGTATTCACCACATTAACTAACGCTTCTGGAACTACTTTTGTTATTTTTGGAGATGGTGTAAGCGGTCGCATTCCTCCAAACAATGCACAGATATTTGCTACCTATAGAGTGGGTGGTGGCTCAATTGGTAATGTGGCTGCCAATACTATTAAGGTCATTGAAACTAACGCTGTGGCTGGATTAAGCGTACTGAACCAGACAGTATCTGGAACAGACGATGGATCTGCTAGCGGTGGTGCAGATGCTGAGTCTACAGACTCAATTAGAATTAACGCTCCGCTAAGTATTAGATCTCTAAACAGAGCGGTATCGCTTTCTGACTATTCATCCCTTGCGCTACAGGTAAGCGGAGTTGCTAAGGCTGTATCAATTGCAGATGTCTATACCAGCGTAACATTATTCGCAGCGCCTTATGGAGATCGTGGTGTAGAGATTGACGGAGTAACTCCCACATCTGTGTTTAACACCTTATCAACGGCGATAAACACTTACTTAGTGGATAAGATCCCAGCCAATACAACAGTTACCGTACAGCCCCCTTCGTATGTACCAGTAAATATATCTGCAAGCATAACCTGTTTACCTCAGTACAAGCAGACAACTGTTGAGACCGCTGTCGAGTCTATACTTAATGAACTTCTTGATTTTAACAATGTTATCTTTGCTGATCGAATTACCCTACAAGATGTAATCGGAGTAATTAGTTCTATACCTGGAGTGGCATATAGCCGAGTAACAAAACTAGTTAGAGACGATCAAGATGTTACATTCAACATCAACAACAAGGCTATAACCTCTCAGGTAGCAACCCTAACAACTACAGCTACTCACAGCCTACTTGTTGGCGATACCGTACAGGTTATTGGTGTGGACGCTACATTTGATGGTATTCACGTGGTTACCGCAAAGACCAGCAATACTTTTAGTTATGCTTTGGTTTCTGCAAATGTGACCTCAACCGCGGCTACTGGTCAAGTAACACCGCTTAAGTCTTCAGACATTATTTGCGCTATTAATGAAATACCAGAAGCGGGCAACATTGTGCTAACAGTAACTGGAGGCATAACTATCTAATGGCACGCTATGGTCTTTCTTACTACGGACAAGCTTATTATGGACCAGACAACCCAGTAAGCTTTGTCGCTGGTGTTTTTACAGCAAAGCCTGTTAGTTACGCATCTATTGAATTATCTTGGTCTAGCCCTACAGGTGATTGGTCAAAGATGCGTTTGGTAAGAAACCCATACGGATTCCCAGTAAACGCTTTTGATGGAGATGTACTAGTAGCGGAAGCAAAAGAAGATGACCCCACATTTTATTTAGATAATCAAGATCTAGCTGAAGAAGCATTCTATTACTACTCCCTGTTTGTATTTGATGTTGTCTCCTACTCATGGATTAGATCTGGAAATGTTATCGGTCTTTCTGTAAAAGACTATAACTATAGAAATAAACTCTATAACTGGCTACCAGAAATTACAAAGATTGAACAACTCTATCTTGCCACCGCGGAGGTTAACAACCAAGACTTATTTAAGTTTTTATCAGTATTTGGGTTTCAACTTGATCAAACCCAAACCCTAATAAGTCTATTAGAGGATCGGTACAACTTAGAAAAAGTAAGCGCACTTCTATTGCCCCCTATGTTAAATCAGTTTGGTTTAGTTTTTGAACCAGAAATAGGATTTCAACAAGCAAGAATTTTGATCCGAGACGCCATACAGATTGGCAAACAAAAGGGCGGGGCAGACGGGGTTCGTGAGTTCATTAAAGCATTTACTGGATACGCAGTTCCTCAACCTATTGCGGGTACCCCTAACCCCAGTATTGATGGATTGCAGGTTAGTAAGAACTTAATGCTTGACTATAACGATTCTTCTTTTGAAGAGTCTTTTGGTCATTGGAGAACACCTGATGCATCCGCTACATTAAGTAATCTTAAAAAAAAGAAAGTAACATCCATATCTGTAACCGCAAGCGTTACAAAATTAACTGTTGGTACTCATAGTTATGTGGCTAATCAAAAAATATATGTAAACGGATCTCAATATCCTGCCTTTAACACTGGTTTCGTCACCCCTGTGACAATTAGTTCAGTTGATGCTACAGCTATTTATATTCCAGCCACCATCACGAGTTTCCCAGAGACCTCAGCGTTTAATCCCTCAACAGAAAACTATGTTGAGATAACCCCATACCCAGCCCCATGGGATGAACCAACAACCCCCACCCTTTACCCTAATAAGCAATCTGGAATATTCTGTGTTCGTAAAACAGGAACCTCACCGGGCACAGCAATTGTTGACTGCGGAGGCGATGTACCGGGAACTAAAGGCGTACCTGTTGTTGCTGGATCGCAGTACACATTTAGCATTTATGCGGCCTCTCAAGGGACCAACAGAGCTGTAACGCTTTCTATGCTGTGGTATGACAGACTAGGCAATTTACTTTCTACATCAACCGGATCTGCTACTACAACAACTATTGGAGACTTCTCCGCTCGACCATCGGTATCTGGATCAGCCCCCGCGTCTGCTTATTACATGGTTCCAAGAATATCTATTGCGGCTGCAACTACCGCGGCCACTGAGTTTCATTTCTTTGATGCCGCCCAAGTTGAACAGGCTGGCGCAGCTAGCGCCTTTGAAGAAGCGCGACAATTAAAAATTTACCCTAGAGCGACACGGATCAATGAATTAACTAATCCTCATTTTGCAGCTCCATTTACCCCTTGGTCGGTCACTGATGGAACTCCCTCATTAAGTACAACAACCCAAGAGCCAGACGCGGAAGTATTTAACATCACTCATTTAACTGTAAACTCTAATGAAGTAACATTAGAAACTAGTGTTAGCCACGACATCAGAACTGGATCTAATGTAGTTATAACAGGACTAGGTGCACCATACGACGGGGTGGTTGCTGTAACCAGCTCGGGTGTTAATCTTACAGATCCATTAAGAGCATCAAGAACTTTTACATTTAACCTAACAACCCCCAATGTTGCTAGAACCTCTGTATCTGGAACTGTGTTTGAATCTGGCGAGTCTTTATTGATATCCGCCACAGCATCAGCTGTTCAAATAAAATCAACAACAAGTCCATCCGATCTGAGCGAAGTACATTACCCCAGCACATCTTATGCGTTTAGCGTTTACTCTCAATTAGTTACTGGAGGGACCGAAGAGGTAACCCCGTCAATTGTTTGGTATGACAGCTCAAAAAATGTTATAAGCACATCTACTGGAGATGAGTTTTTTATCACCTCTACTGGAACTACATGGCAAAGAATATCTTTGATCGCCACAGCCCCAGCGACAGCTGCTTATGCACATGTTCAACTAGACTGGCAAGTAATTGACGGTAGCGTTCTAGTACTTGACTCAGCGTTGTTTGAGAATGTGGGTGTGATACTCCCATACTTTGATGGAGATGGGGGTCCATGCGACACCACAGATTTATTCTGGGAAGGCACACCTGCTGCCTCAAGAAGCCACCTATACAAGAATAGATTCGCTGTTCAAAGCCGTCTTACTGATGAGCTTTTGCAGGGGTATGTAACCTTAGGTACTACCTTTGCCGTGTATTTAGCAGTTGCGGGAATCTAGTAGTATTAGGTCATGCTTGATCTACTACTACTAGGAATGTTCACTGCGTTTCTCTTGGCTGTTCTTGAGACCCCAATTTCTATATTGGAAGCAATCGGGTTCCCAAAGCTAACAAACGCGATCGTGTCATTGTTAGGTTCTCTTGGCGGAAACCTACTACTAGGGTATGAGGTTTTAGAGCATCTCATAGTTTGGACAGTTGCAGGGGCATATTTAGGTAGCGCCTTACTGGTGATTGTTGAAAAAGTAGCAACCTTCCGCCCAACAATAGTTAACCCAACTCGCTAACGTCGTGTAGGGTGTGCCTCCCCTAA